CCAAGAACTCCAGCGCATTATTTTGAAAGGCTTTGCAGAGAAGCACAAGCAAACAACTATTATTCTCTTTTCACTGTTTACGATAATACGAGCATAGATGCGGAAGTCATAGACATCTATTGCAACGAAGCAGGCGGCATTGAAAGCACCACTTGGAAACGAGAATACTTATGTGAATTTGTCGTAGATGAAATGATTGTAGTGGTCCCAGAATGGAATCAGGAATACATTGGAGAGATTGAACTTGATGCCTGGCGCATGTTTTACGGAAACTATGTGGCAATGGACATAGGCGGAAGACACAAAACAGCGGTTCTTTATGGCTATTATGATTTCAAAAAAAGCATCTTGCAGGTTTTAGATGAATCCATCTTCACAGGACAGGATACCACAACAGAACTAATTGCCTTGACAATAATCGAAAAAGAGAATCAGTTGTTTCCTAATATGGCAGAGCCTAGGCGAATAGCAGATAACAACAATGTCATTTTATTGCAAGACTTAACACTCATGCACGGTGTTAGTTTTGCGCCTACTAACAAAGATACCTTGATTGCCATGGTAAACGAACTTAGAGTCTTTGTAGGCAATGGAAGGCTTCGAGTGAGGGAAACATGCAAAGAACTTATTGGATGTTTGGCGACTGCAATCTGGAACAAACAGAGAACACAATTCGACATATCGGACCTATACGGACACTTTGACGCATTAGCTGCTCTCATTTACATGGTAAGGAATTTGGATCAATACACGAACCCGATACCAGCGACTAACACAGCTTTGCCAGAGACTCACTTCATAAACTACCACAGAGCCAACCAAGAAAAAGCAAATCTTAAAAGAATGTTCAAGAGGTCATAATACAAATATGCTAACTAAAACAAAACTAACACCAGACGCAGACTATTTTGCAAACCTACCAGTAGATCAAGTTGGCGAAGAACTTCAAAAGAAAGTCGATGACTACTACCAATACATCCGCATCAATGGCATGCTAGATTTATGGCGAAGAAGCTACAGGCAATATTTCCGAGCAGGATACCACCTAGGCGACACAGTGCGAGGTGGCGAAGTGGGAGAATACAGCTATCTTTTTGTAAACCACTTCAGATCAATTTTGCAAGCTATTCTTAGCATAACAGTAAGCCAACGTCCCACCTTCGATGCAAGAGCGATAAACAATGATTATTCTAGCCAGGCACAAACCAAACTAGCGCAAGGTCTTTTAGACTATTACATGCGAGAGAAACGATTGGAAAGGTATGTCGCCGATGCAGTAGAATTCGCAATTTGGTCAGGTGAAGGATACATTGCTTTAAACTGGGATGTGGCTCTTGGGAACGAATACGGAGTAGGCGAGAACAACAAACCAATTAAAGAAGGCGACATCAAGTTTACTTCGTGTAGTGGCATTGATGTTATACGGCATCCATATCTAAGGAAATTTGAAGACAGAAACTATTTAATTCTTAGAGAATTTGTAAATAAATTTGAATTGGCGAAACGTTATCCTGAATTCGAACTCGACATCTTAAACTCCCAGATGGTTAGCGGAAACATCAAAAATGATTTCCTGGACTTCTATCGCATAACAGACTCGGACATGATACCTGTCTATAGGTTCTATCACGAACGAACAGAAGCTGTTCCGAATGGACGTTATACGGAATTCATCGAAGGCGGCACGGTTCTTTTTGACAGTGACTTGCCCTATCCCACTATTCCTATTTTCGCATTGCATCCAGGAAGCATTTACGCAAGTCCTTTTGGTTATTCTGTTAGCTTTGACATGCTACCTTTGCAAAGGGCAGTGGACGGACTGGCAAGCACCATCCAAACCAACCAAGAGGCGTTTGGTGTGCAAAATGTTTTGGTTCCCAAAGGATCGAATCTGGATGTAGACGAACTGTCGGGCGGACTTAATATAGTGCAATACGATAGCAAATTGGGAAAACCTGAACCAATGAACCTAACAGCGACACCCGTTGAAGTCTTCAATAGGTACAAAGAACTGATCAATGAAATGGAATCAATCTCAGGTATCAATTCAGTGGTGCGAGGAAATCCAGAAGCAAGTCTCAAGAGTGGTGCTGCCTTGGCATTGGTAGCGAGTCAAGCAATCCAATTTCTGCAACTAACGCAACAAAGATATGTTCAACTGTTAGAAGACTCAGGCACGGCAATTATTAACATGCTCAAGAGTTATGCGACTGTCCCAAGAGTGGCAACTATTGTAGGGAAGATGAACACGCCTTACATGAAGGAATTTATTGGAACCGACTTGAACGCAGTCAACAGAGTCATAGTAGACATGGGAAATCCTCTCTCCAAAACAACAGCTGGGAAAATTCAAATAGCAGACACCTTACTCCAATATGGTTTTGTAAAAAATCCAGATATGTATTTTTCCGTTTTACAAAATGGGAGACTTGATGCAATACAGGACCCGATCCAAAGGCAACTCATGCTCATTGCACAAGAGAATGAAGCTTTGCAAGATGGGCAAGACCCACCAGTGCTAATAACAGACAACCATCCAATGCACATCCAAGAACACAAACAACTACTAGACAGTCCAGAAGCACGTAACAACCAAGAGCTAGTCTCGATTGTGTTAGGTCACATCCAAACACACATAAACCAGATGAAAACGGCGGATCAAGATTTGTTTGGAATCCTTGGCATTCCCACCTTACAAGCTCCTGCACCTGCTCCAATTCCAGGCGGTGGTGGTGGTGGCGGTGTTGGTAGTGGGGTTCCTGCAATGGAAGCTAGCATAAATCCATTAGAACAAGTTCAAGGCGCATTGCCTAGACTACCTACTAACCCGATGACAGGCGAACAATACCAAACGCCTAGCGGTGCATCCGCTGTTCCAATTTGATAAAGGAAAAAGGAAATATGCAAGAGCTAACAGAAACTAACGATCAGCAAGCGGAAGAAGTAGAAGTACAGTCCAACGAATCAGGGCAGGAAGTAGCAGCTTCACCTACAAAAAATGGTAATAGTGGTGCAAGACCTATCGTGATTCCAGGACAAGAACCTAACCCGCTAGGATTGAAAGAAGCGAAAATTGAAGTAGGCGGACAGGTGATGTCGATTAACGAAAGGCAGTTGAAACAGCTTTGGGGACTGCCTGAAAATGAAGACATAACAGACAAAGAATTCAAATCTTTAGTCTCTGCCTACAAAGCGCAAAAAACTGCGGACTACAAATCCATCGAAGCAAGCAAACACCAAAGGATTGTAAATGAGATTGCACAACTTATTCAAGAAAATCCTTGGGAGTTATTGCAGAGAGCAGGCTATAATCCCAGGGAACTTGCCGAGGAGTATCTAACACAAGCAGTCGAGGAAGAACTTTTACCAGAGAGCGAAAAGGAACTGAGACAGCTTAGGCGAGAGAAGGAAGCTTTGGAAAAAGAACGCCAAGAAGCTTTGGCAAAAATGGAAGAAGAACAAACCAGAATTGCCGTTGAACAAACCAAGCAATCTATAAGCAATGAAATCATTTTTGCACTAGATGGAAGCACCTTACCAAAAACGCCTGAAGTCGTGTCAATGATTGCAGGCTATCTTTACAAAGCGGAACTCAAAGGTATCCAGGTCAATCCAAAACAGGTGATCCCGTTAGTTGAGGAAGACTTAAAAGCAAACCACAGTCAGCTTTTGAAAGCTATGGACAACCAATCCAGACTTAGCTTTTTAGGCGAAGACATATTGAAAGAAATCAGGAAAGAAGACTTGGCAAGAGTCAAGCAATTGCAAAGCAATGGTCAAAGCAAACCGACACCAAAAACACCAACAAACAAAAAAATGACTAAAGAGGAATGGCGGCAGGAGTTAGCTGCTAGGATACGGTCTTAAAAAAAGCTTGACAATTTTTGAGAAAATAGTAGTGTGTTTTTGTATGGGTCGAAAAAGATCCAAAAGACACACAAACTTTCTCTTTACTTGAATTTTTTACGCACATCAAGGGTCAGCCAGAAAAAGCGATTCGATATAAAACCTAAAATAAAATAAAGGAAATCGAATCATATTATGGCAACAGCTAACACAGTATCAACCCTGAATGGGTTTTACAAACAAATTTATGGAGATTCTTTAATCAATTTGATTCCAGAATCTGCAATGTTCATTAAGGATGTTCCTTACGAAAGAAGGAAAAAACTTGGTGATTTTTACAATGTCCCAGTCGTATTACAAGGAGAAAATGGTTTCACTTACAACGACGGCGATGGAACTGCTTTTGCGTTAAACGATGCAAATGCAATGGCAACTAAGAATGCGAAAGTTCGTGGTGCTGAAAAAGTTTTGAGATCACAAATCTCTTACAAAGCAGCCGCAGCAGCAACTTCCAGCAAAGAAGCGTTTGCCGATGCAACTTCTACTTTGTTCGAAAACATGGTAGAGAGTATGTCTAACAGACTAGAGCTTTCTTGCTTCTATGGAAATTCTTCCTTGGGAAATGCAAGTGGATCAACAGCAGCAGCATCGTTTAGCCAAGCTCAATTTGGTATTGCAACTTACGGAAGGTCTAGCACTACTGTTACGGTTACAACTTCAAGAGCGCATGGTCTAACAACAGGTAACATTGTCTTTTTTACCGATGACGCAGGAAACTCAGTTGCATTGAGTACGGGCGCAGTTACTGTCACAAGTACAACCACTTTCACTGCCACAGCTTCCGCATCTGGAACAGTAACGGCAGGCGCAGCATGCACACTTGCACCGTTTGTTAGAACAGCAGCTGCATCAACTAGCGGGCTTTACTATATTGACAGAAACCAATGGGCAACAGGACTTTGGGCAGGAAAAGTAGGTGCTACACTTAACTTCTACCAAGACGATGACTCCACCTTGATTTCGTCAGGTGCAGATGCGATTTTTGAAATTTCCTCTGTTGATCCTTCGTTTTTACGAATCAAAGTGGATGGAACTGCAACAGGAATTGGCGCATTCGCAACTGTAGTAGGAACAAAAGCTAACTTTGATGGCGGTCTACGAGTTTATTTCCAAGGTTCAAAAGCTAAAGATTTTATTGGAATAGATCAAATCATCACCTATTCAGGCTCAGACTTGTTTGGAATTGATAACACTGTATACAGCTTATGGAAAGGAAACACTGTGACAACATCAGGTGCGATTTCTTTTACAAAAGTTATTAGTGCTATTGAAAACGCCGTTGCACAAGGATTACGTGAAGACGTTTGCGCTTATGTTCCAACAGCTGCTTTCAATGTTATGATGACTGATCAAGCTGCTTTAAGAATGTATGATCAAAGTTACAATGGCAAAGAAGGAGTGAATGGATTTAATGGTTTGAAATTCCAAGCATCTAACGGTGCTGTTATGATTGAACCACATCCAATTCTTAAAGCAGGTGAGATTTTCATCGTGCCTAAGAAACAGTTCATTCGAGTGGGCGCAACAGATGTAACTTTCCAGACTCCAGGAATGGATTCGGAAGAGATATTTTTGCAACTTCCATCGAATGCAGGTTACGAAGTTCGTGCCTATGCAGATCAAGCTTTACTTTGTATGGCTCCTGCTAAATGCACAAAACTTACAGGCTTTGATGTAGCCTAACAAATTACAGGCTTCCTTGGCGTAAAAAACCAGGGAAGCTTTTACAAAGGAATAAATAATGTTTTCATATAACAAAAAGACTAAGCCAAAACCTAAAAAATAAAAGGATCAATAATAGTGGCAGTAAACGTAGACGTCAACGGTGTTTCGATAAGCTATCCACAAACAAATGATGTAGGATGGGCAGACGATGCAACAAACTTTGCAATCCAAACAGCAGGCGCATTCCAAAAGTTAGGTCTTTCAACTGGAACAACGGTTGACATCCCAGGAACTTTGGATGTAACAGGTAACGCAACACTGGATGCCAATTTGTCAGTAGCAGGAAATTCTACAATGACAGGCGATCTAACAGTCAATGGCAATACAACACTAGGAAATGCAGGAACCGACACAATAGTTGTGACAGGTATTTTGAATGCAGATTCAGGTGTTTTGTATGTCGATCCTGCAAACAATCGAGTGGGAATCAATGACACGACACCTAGTGAAGCGTTAGACGTTACAGGAAATGTTGCAATAAGCGGAAACGAAACAGTAGGTGGAACTCTTGGCGTAACAGGTAACACCACATTAAGCGGAACTCTTGGCGTAACAGGTGATAGCACATTCACAGGTCAGGCATTGGCAAGTGATGGAACTGCACTACTTCCAGGGATTTCTTTCAGTGGAGATACTAACACGGGTTTGTTTCGTAGTGCAGCGGATCAGGTGGATATTGTAACAAATGGAGCATCAAGATTCCGAATAGAAGCCACAGGGCAAATTAAAGCAGTTTATGAGTCAACTCTCGGAACTGATTACAATACAACTTTAGACAATGGCTATTTATGCAGAGCTTGGGTAAACTTTGATGGAACATCTTCTAACTTAACAGGAACTTATTCAAGAACTGGAACAACTATTACTGTGAGTATTACTTCTCATGGTCTTACAACTGGTCAAAGTGTTTATTTAGATTTTACAACAGGAACTGGAACCGATGGAATTTATATCGTTACTGTAGTTAATGCAAATAGTTATACCGTCACTGATTCTGTTAGTGGTTCAACTAGTGGAAACGTAACGCAATTTAGATACATTCGAGCGAGTGGAAATGTATCTAGTATAACAGATAACGGAACGGGAGATTACACAGTCAATTTCACAACTGCTCTGCCAGATGCTAATTATGGATATGCTGCTACGACGGGATTATCAACAACCGGAGCGAACAATATGGCTGTTATGATTAAAAATATAGCAACTCCAATAACTACTTCCGGAATAAGAATTCAGACTTACGCAGTAAATAGTTTAGGGGCAGCTGACAACGATTTTAACGGAGTGGCGGTGTTTCGATGAGAATAGCATATAACGACAACGAAGGATTGAAAATACTAAGTCCAGCAATTGACGTAGATATAAACATAATAGCTCAAAAAGACGTTCCAGCAGGGCTCCTCTACAAAATTATTTCTCCAAGTGATTTGCCACCAAGAGAAACTCGTTCAGCTTGGGAAATGGAAATCAATGAAAGCAATGCTGATGGCAAAGGATTAACCAAAGAAGAGTTTTATGCTAAATACCCTCAGCATGTAGGATGGGCAGTGCAATGATTACTATTAACCAAGATAAATTAAAAACACATAAAAACCAATTGGCAAAGTCTAACAGAGAGCAAGCCTACAAAACAGAATCTGATCCTATTTTTTTTCTTTGGCAACGAAACGAAGCCACCGAACAAGATTGGAAAAACAAAATTGCAGAAATAAAAGAAAGGTTTCCCTATGAATAAAAAAGGACTATACAGTAACATCCATGCCAAACGAGAGCGCATCAAAGAAGGATCAGGCGAGCGCATGAGATCCGCAAAAAGTCCATTGGCTCCATCTGCTAAGGATTTCAAAAAATCTGCAAAAACTGCAAAGAAAAAATAAAGGAAAACTATTATGGAAGGACTAATGAAAAAAGCAAAACTCAAAGCCATCATGGACATCATCGGTGAAATGGATGACATGAAGCTTGAAAAACTTATGCCAAAACCCATTGAACTAGAAGAAGGCGAAGAAATGGAAATGAAGCCTGAAAAAAAAGGCATTACCATTGTTAAGCTAGAATCTGACAAAGAACCAATGGAAGAAGAAGGAGAAGAAGAAGGAGAAGAAGAAGAAGAAGAAGAAGAGTCTATTGATCCTTATTCTAACCTAGCAAGACTTAAGAAAAGATTAAAAGGAAATTAAAATCCTTTGGACTTTACCACTACTGGACTGATTAACCAGATCAAGCGAAGAGCGTTAACGCCTGCAAGTCAAAGTCTTTTTGTAGACAATGACTTTATTGCTATGCTAAACGAAGAACTCCAGAACAGAATCATTCCTTACATTCTTTCTGTTAGGGAAGACTTCTATCTTACCTATGATGATTTCACAGCGGATGGGGTTACAAAAGAGTATTCAATTCCTACACATGCCATTGGAAACAAAATCAATCAAGTAGTGCTTTTGCAAAACAATCAAAGCTCTAATATTGCTTACACAATGATTCCACGTCTAACAGTCTCACAGATTGACGATTACTATGGCGGATATTTTTTGGAAGGAAACAAAATAAAGATTTTTCCAAATGCAATAAGCTCAGGAACTATTCGCATGTACTACTACCACAGACCAGCGGAAATTGTGCAAAATGCCGATGCTAGTTTTATAGTTAGCATCAATCCGGGTGTTAGTGTTACATTGTCTGTGGTACCTGCTGTTTTTAGCGCAGGGCTTTCAGTAGATTTTCTTTCACCTAACCAACCTTGGGATTCTTACAAAACAGAAACTCCTACTCAAATTTTAGGTTCCACTTTAGATTTGCCTAACACAACAGACATTAGCACAGGCGACTTTGTGGCTTTAGAAAATAAAGCACCTTTCGCACAGATTCCACAAGATTTGATTCCTTTGCTTATCCAAGCAGTAGTTTGTCGTATTATGGAATACATGGGAGACATGCAAGGAATGCAAGCTGCTCTTTTGACTTATTCACAAATGGAATCGGATAACAGAAATTTGTTTAGTCCTAGAATTGACAACCAACCTAAGAAAATTACTGCATCAAATAAATTGTCAAGGTATATGCCCCGTTAGCTTATATGGCACAAAGTCTAAACCTTAAAATAGCTGGACTTTTTACAAACCCAAACCAATTTTCTGAAATTCCAGAAGGTGCTTTATTGCGTGCGGACAACATCCAAATTGACAAAGGATCAGTGGCAGAACCTAGAAGAGGGCAAGCAAAGTATGGACAACTTCCTAGCAGTTATACGGGCGCAATAGATGCCCTTTATGATTTCAATGGGACCTTGCTTGTAAGCTACAATAACAAACTAGCAAAAGATAATGGATCGGGAACTTTTACAGATTTTTCTGGAACCTACACACCACCAACAGGAAATAAAATAAAGTCTACACAAGCTAACAAGAATTTTTATTTCAACACAAATTCAAACATTCAAAAGCTAACAAGTCCAAGCTCAACTCCATTCAATGCAGGTGTGCCTAGGGCGTTAGACGGATTTTGTACTATCTCATCCACAACAGGCTTTTTGCCACATAACAGCACATCCGCCTATCGTTTTGTTTGGGGATACAAAGACACCAACGACAACTTGCTATTAGGCGCACCATCGGGACGGGTTCTTATTACAAACACTATTGCAGGATCAGACAAAGCGGTAGATGTTACACTATACATTCCAGATAACATAACCACATCTTATTTTTTCCAAGCATATCGCAGTATCAATGTTGCAAGTGGCGAACCTAGCGACGATTTGCAATTAGTTTATGAAGCTTTTCCAACTTCTGGAGAGATAACAGCTGGACTCATTACATTTACAGACATTGTTCCAGATGACTTGCAAGGCGCCAGTCTTTACACTAATCCAACACAGCAAGGAATTTTGCAATCTAACGACGAACCACCGTTTTGCATTGATTTATGCACTTACAAATCTATGACTTTCTATGGAAACACAAAGTCACGACAAAACATTTACATCAATCTTTTGTCAACTTCAGGGACTGCAGGCTTAGCGTTAAACGATACCATAACAATTAACGGACTTACTTACACAGCGAAAGCAGCGGAAAGTGTTGTCAATCGTGAATTTCAAAGATTTACAGCTGGAACAGCATCAAGTAACATAACAGACACGGCAAGAAGTTTAGTAAAAATAATCAACCTAGCGCAGGCGGACGTTAGCGCATATTATGTTTCTGGATTCAACGAACTCCCTGGGAAAATTTGGATTCAAGCCAATCTTTATTCTTTAGCACAATTTCAAATAAATAGTTCTAAGCCAACTGCATTTAATCCAGTACTTCCCGTATCTGGAACCAATGATGTAAACCTAACAACAAACGACGAAAACCCAAATCGTGTTTTTTATAGTAAATTGCAACAGCCTGAAGCTGTCCCATTGCTTAACTATGTAGATTGTGGATCAAGACTAAACCCGATTTTGAGAATCATTCCATTAAGAGATTCTGTTTTTGTTCTGAAGTTAGATGGAATCTTTCGTATCATTGGAGAAGACCCAACTTCTCTTCGTGTTAGTTTATTCGATAACACGGTAAAGCTTTTGGCAACAGAATCAGCGGTTGAGATAAATAATCAAATTTATTGTTTTACGGATCAGGGAGTCTGTGCTATATCGGATAACGGTGTAGAGGTTTTATCAAGACCAATAGAAGATCAAATTTTTCCTTTAGAATTACAAACAAATTTTGGAACCTTGACTTTTGGAATCAGTTACGAAGTAGATAGGAAATACATTCTTTATACAAAAACTTTAGACAGTGACACAGCACCTACTCAAGCTTATGTTTACAACTTTTTTACACAAGCTTGGACAAAATACCTAACAACAAGAACCTGCGGAATTGTTTTTGATGCAAGACTTTTCCTAGGTGGTTCCGATGGTTTCATCTATCGTGAAAGAAAAGCCTTAACAAATGCAGACTATGTAGATGATCAATTTATTGTAACCATTGTTAGCAAGTCTGGTAATAACATTTTGCTTGTTAGTGCAGCTAACGCTCAAATCAATATGGTACTTAGACAAGGAAGCAATTTTTCTGTCATTACAAATGTTGCTATAAATACAATAACAGTCGAGGATGCCAGTCCATTTGTCGCAGGTACTGCGGTAGTAGCACAAGCCATTGAAAGCTTGCTTGAATGGTCACAAAATGATGCACAAAATCCAGGTGTTTTGAAACACTGGAGAGAATTTACAACTTTCTTTAGGACTGCAAATTTTAGTTCTATTGAAGTCGGTCTTTCATCTAACTTTGACGAAACGGTGGAATTTACAGAAGTCAGTCCGACACGATCAGACTTGTGGGGAAGTTTTCCTTGGGGTTCTTTACCTTGGGGAACAAGTGCAGGTCTTAACTATCCAATAAGAACTTATATTCCATTGAAAAAAAGAAGAGCAAGTTGGGTGATGTTTCGTGTTAGGTCAAAAAAAGCACAGAACTATTTTGCCATACAAGGTTTGTCAGTTATGTTTGATCAGATGTCGGAAAGGTTCAAATAAAATATGGCAGTTCTTCCAACAATAAAACGGATTCAAAGATCGGACTTAGGCGGAAACATTCCCACTTGGTTAGATGGAGTTTTAAGTCCACTGAATCAATTTATGGAAGAGATTTATTCTGCATTGAACAAAAACATAACGATTCCAGAGAATGTAAAAGCGCAGATCAAAGTTTTGAATTTTAGGACTCCATCGAATTACACGAGCGCAAAAGGATTTAATGAGATAACATATCTAAACACCTTGAACAAAAAAACAGAGATTTTGCTAGTTGGTGGCATAACAAAACTAAGCGAACCGAATAAAAAATTTGACGCAGTTTTTCCTTCGTGGTATGATAACAATAACGGAACATTGAGTATACGATACATTTCAGGACTTGAGAATAGCACAGAATATGATGTAACAATGATAGGATTTTGAAAACTATATGGCACTAACAGTAAGAGAACGAAACAACGAACAAATGAACATGGAAGGCATGGGACAGCCTGCCAATCCTTCATTGGCTCCAACACTAGGTGGTGGACAAGGTGGTTCTATCACTGGGATTGCTCAGAGACAACAAACAGGACAAAGCGGAAGAGGTTCTGGATTTACTCCTCTTCAACAATACATCAAAGCTAACGAAGACAATCCGAATGCTCAAATCATAAGACAAAGAACGGAAGAAGCAAGGCAAGCACAAGCAGGAGCGCAAACAGGTTTCCAAAATGTGTTAGGTCAAACCCAAGCAGGTGTTCAACGAGTAGGACAGCAAGGGCAAGCGGTTCAATCGGCATTGCAACGAGCGCAAACTGCACCTTCACAACTGTCAAGCGCAGATATTCAAAGAGTAAGAGCCTTGGCAACTGGACAAGAAGCCATTGCAAATCCTACAAACCTTTTGCAAAATTTACAAGGCGCAAGATCAGGACTTTTAAGTACACAGCAAAACATTGGTCAAGGGTTAGGCGTTGACATAGGAACTGGATTGCAAGACTACTTGAGAAGTAGAAGAGTTAACCCAGAACAAGCGACTGCAGGCGAAAATAGATTAGACAGATTTTTGGCACAAAGCACGATATCAGGACAGGAAGCTTTAAGAGCAGGAGAAGAAGCAAGACAAAATATCTTAGGAACACAAGCACCTGACATAACAGGTTTGGAAACACAAATTGCAGGATTGCCAGCTAACGTATTAACTAAGGAAGCCATTCAAAATACTTTGACACAAGCTTTCAATCCAGAGCAACAATTTTTAAGTGGAATGAATAAACAATTTGTTGATGAACAAGTAGCTGCACAATTAAAAGCTGAAGCATCTAATAGGGACTATACAAATCAAATCAATGCTTTACTAAGCTTAGGCGGACAAGAATCAGGATTTTTACCAAACAAAAGTATGATGGGAATGAATAACAATACATTAAGCGATGTAAAAGGAAGCCCAAATCCCTTTGCAAGAGCAGAATTGATGCGTAGGGCTATTACAGAAAGTGCAAAACAAATACCAACTTTACAAGCTGATTTACAAAAAAACCAAGCAGAGAATGCAAGGTTACAAGCTGAGTTAGCTGCCTATGATGCAGAATATGATGCAGACTATTATGCAAACTATTCTCCCGATAATCCAGATCAACCTAACGAATCTCGTAGAGCGGAACTTGTTCGTGGCGTTACTAGAACTCAAAACAATATAAACGCACAACAAGCCAAAATAAATAGTATAAATGAATTAACAAACGAACTAAACCAAAGTGCTGATATGCGAGGATTAAATTTTAGAAATCAACTGCAAGCTATGAATAGACAGCAAGTTTTAGAAAACCTTGGAATGAATGAGCGTATAGCAAGAGCTAGGGCATTGTCGCAACTAGCAGGAACTGAGTCGACATTAAACTCATTATTAGGCGGAGGAATACAACTGTAATATGGAACCATTAACAATAGCAGCATTAGCAGGTGGTGGTTTATTGGGCGGAGTGCTAGGCGGACAAATGCAAGCGCAAGCCTTGGCACAATCACAAGCTAACGCAAACAAAATTCAAGCATTGAATCTTTTAATGCAATCACAAAACCGTCCACCTGCTATTGGTGAAGTAAATTTGCAAAGATATTCCGATCCTAGACTCCTAACAAGTGTTGGCGAACTTGCACCTGAAACCATGAGTGCAACAGAACTCCGAAACATATTAACAAGTCCAGAATATACACAAGCTCAAAAAGACGCATTGATGGAATATCAACAGTTAAGCGAAACTGGACTTTCTGCCATTGATCGTGCTGTATTAACAGACATTCAAAACCAAGTTGCAAATCAAGAGCGAGGACAACGAGAAGCAATCCTACAAAATATGGCAGAAAGAGGAATGGCAGGATCAGGAGCGGAACTTGCACAAAATCTTTTGGCACAACAGCAAGCAGCACAAACAGCAAGTGAAATGTCAATGAGACAAGCTGCGCAGGCACAACAGGCAAGATTGCAGGCATTAGGTGCAATGTCGAACTTAGGCGGACAACTTTCCAATGTCGAATATGAAAGAGCATTGAATCAAGCAAGAGCGCAAGAAGCAATAAATCAATTCAACGTGCAGAATAGAAATGTGGCACAAGCGCAAAACCTAGCAAACAGGCAAGCGATTGCAAATCAAAACATAGCAGCACAGAACCAGATTGCACAAGCTAACGTAGACTTGGCTAACCAACAGCAAATGCAAAATGTAGTCAATAGACCATTGGCACAATATGGATTGCAAAATCAATATGTCAGCGGTTTGGCGAACACGGCAAATCAAATGGCAGGAACTCAAGCACAATTAGGAGCAGCACAGGCAGGCGCACAAGCACAGATGTTTGGTGCTGGATTGCAAGCAGCTGGGACAATAGCAGGCGCAGGACTAATGGGAAGACCAGGAACAACACCTACAACACCTACAACATTAGGAGAAAAGGTGTAAATATGGAATACAACTCACCTTTCAGAAATTATTTTAATCAAGGTTCCAGTTTTATACAAGATTTGATAAAACAAATTCCTAGTTATGGAGATTCCACAGACGAAAATATGGTTCCTATGCCATCCGAACCAGCATTCCCAACAATACCAAGTATACCATTAAGACCACAACCACCTAACATTCCAGATGATAGTCGATTAGAAGATTATTTTTCTTTTAATAAACCCAAAAATGAAATAGCAATTACTCCTTTTGTTGAACCTAATACACAAGATGATAATACTAATAACACCAATGAAGTTGGTTCTTTAATAGGTCAAAGTCTTGCAATGTTAGGTTCTGCCTATGCAGGTCGTGATCCTAGCGCAGTAGCAAATCAATTTGCAAGAATGCGAGAAATAAATTTAGATAGAGAAGATAAAATAAATGCACAAAAAAATTTGATGGAAATTAAAAAAGCTGAAAGGTTGTTTCAACAACAACAAAAAGAAGCTGATAGAAATGCAACGAGAGAAAATATCTTTGTAAAAAATCAATTAGACTTAGAAAGAAATCAAGCATTAGAAGAAAATAAACAAAGATATGAAGAAGAAAAAATTGGTAAAAGCCAAGAATTTCAAAAACAATTATTGAAAGACAAAAAAATTATAGATTTGGAAATAAATTCTGCAAATCAAAAAGCGAAAGAAAAAGCAGATTTGAATTTATTGAAAACAAAACAAGCATTTGAAGCAAACCAAAATGCTAAAGACAGAGCATTAAAAACACAAGAACTTTTAGAAAAATCCAAAAGCAGTAAAGAAGAAATAAAAAATTTACAATCTTTCAAAGAAGGTACAGCAGAAAGTAGTAAATTTATGAAGCAATTGGATGAATACAGTAATTTAGTCAAAAAAATACCGATGACAGGAGGAGCACGTGTTGAAGGAGCAAAGACAATAAGAGCAGCACAAACCATGCGAGGTAAATTATTGTTATCATTAAAGAACATGGAAAAAACTGGCGCACTTGATGCTGGCATGATAACAGTTGCAAATGAAATTTTAGGAACTGCTGATTATACAAGAGATGAAGTTGTAGATGCAGGAACTAATCAATTAAAAAATGCTATTAGAGATGATATAAATGCAAACGCAATAAAATTTGGAATTGTAGGAACAGCACCTGACAAAAAAACTGGAAAAATGTATTATGTAGACAAAAACAATAATCCTGTTATGGAGGTACCATAATTTGGATAAAATAGAACTTGATTTAGATAAATTTGAACCTATTTCATTAAATCAAAAAACAACTGAGCCTTATGAGTCTGTTGAATCTATGCAAGCACCAAGTGGAAAACCTGGCATGCTTGAATCTGCTTTGCGAGGTGGTGGGCAGGGATTAAGTTTAGGAACCCTTGAAGAAGCTATTGCAGGCGCAAAAACACCGTTTAGCGACAAAACATACGAACAATTAAGAACTGAAGAGCGAGAACTTCACAGACTAGCACGTAAAGAAAATCCTGTGTCGTATAATGTAGGAGAATTTGGCGCACCTATTTTGGCAGCAATACTAACAAGAGGAAAAGTAAAGCCAGCTTCATTTGCAAAAACATTCAAAACAGGTACATTGTTAGGCGGGCTAAGTGGAGCAGGTTATTCGGAAGCAGAAAATATAAGCGACTTAGCAAAAGACATTGCAGGCGGATCGGCAATCGGTGCAGCATTTCCTGTTGCTATGCGAGGAGCGCAAGAAACTATTAAAGCATTAAAGCCTGCTGCTGATTATGTGGTTAGAAAATTGACAACTGGTTTTACTGGAAAGACAGAAGAATTTTTAGATGCTTTAATAAAAAATCCAAAAGCAGTTGAAAGAATAGAAAATAAATTTGGTGGTGATATAAAGAAAGAAATTTTACCAGAACTAAACACAACTTTATTTAAGTTTATGCAAGCTAATCCTTATGGTCAAAAAGCACAAAAACTTTCTGCCCAAGCAATTCAGCAAATTCCAGATGATGCAAAAATATCAAGAAAACTTGGAATCAATGTAATAGATGAAGCATTAAAAGAAGTTAGGAAAGATCCACTTTCTTTGACTGGCAAAGAAGCAGAAAAAATTTTGTTAGGTTATCGAGAAAGAATGTTAGACTTAAACGGTAAAATTCCTGGAACTCAAATGAAAGTCATTTTACAAAGATTAGATGATGATATTGTAGATAAATTAGGTGGATACGGAAATCCTTATCAAAATTCAATGGCAGCAAAAGGCATTAAACAATTAAGGCATTCTTTCGATCAAGAATTAAAATCACAAGCTCCTGAGTATGCAAAAACAATGGCTAGAGTGGCAAAAAATACAGAAGCAGCAGAAGATTTAACAAAAAGATTTGCAGTTAATAATAAAGTGAACTACAAGCAAATAGAAACTTTTACAAATGATTTACTCAAAAGAGGTGAATCAGCAGCAGCCAATCCAGATGTGGCAAAAGATATTAAAAGATTACAAGTATTAGCAAGAAAAGAAAGTGGAGCAAATGATCCCTTAGCAAATATTTTGCAAACAATGGAAGATTTACAATTAAAAAAATCTATTGAAGCAAGAGGAAATCAAGGTTCTAACATTGGAACTCCTGTTACTATGGCAACAGCAGCTTTAGGAACAACTTTCGGCGCACCTTTTGGAACTATAGGTGCAGGCATTGGCGGATCGTTAGGCGCAGCATTAGGAACACCATTTTCAAGACAACTAGAACAAAAAGGTGGAAGAATGGCTAGAAATGTTATGGAAAGAACTGCTGGTCTTCGAACACCTAGCGCACCTATTACGCCAATAAATCCAGCAACACAAATAGGAGCCACTGTAGCAGGATCAAATGTATTGAATAATTTTTTGACAACTCAACAAAGTGAAGTTCAACGTAAAAAAGCAATGGAACAAAGGAAGGCGAAATAACATCATGCCAGCAAAAAGTAAAGCACAACAAAAACTCATGCAAGCAGTAGCGAATAACCCAAAGTTTGCGAAGAAAGTTGGAATACCAGCAAAAGTTGGAAAAGAATTTGTAAAGAAAAAAAAGTAGCAAATGTTTATGAAATTCAATTTAGACTTAAAAGACATCATCACTTATGGAAGTTTTTTAGTTAGTCTAACAGTGGCTTATTATACGCATGAAGTTAGATTGGTAAAACTAGAGACACAATACGAAAGCGATAGAAAAGTCATTGTAGAAATTAAAGCGGAATTAAAAGAGATAAAAGACGACATTAAACAACTGCTAAAACTAAACAAATAAAAAAATGGATACAGAACAAATTTTCAAAATTTTACATTCTAAGGCAACTCCAGAAATAAGAAAAAAAGCTTTAGAAGAACTTTACAAAAACGTCAAAGAAGATCAGTTAGATTATGATTACAGAGGAGCTATCGAAGCAGGGTTACAACCTGATGAAAGAGGACACTGGAGCGACGAATTCAAAAAACCAAACCACATAACAGCAAGCGAATTTAGTCGATACAATACAAAAGAAAAGCCTTTTGGTAAATGGGTTCAGTTGCCAAAAGCAGAGCCTACTGGTGAAGAATGGGCATTTGAACCCACTGATTATCAAGTAAAACAATTTGGAGAAGATAAATATAAAAACTATTTTAAAAAATATGAATCAGGTAAAGGCGGAGCAATTGTTAGACTGCCAGAAAAATCAGCATTAGATAAATTGAAAGGCATGCTGTTCAAATGATATACATAAACCAGCGAACAAAGCCTAACTACGACAAAAAACTGCATCCACATCGGCAGTGTTTTTATGCGTCCGCTGTTATGTTTTTGTCCCATTATTTACCAGAGGCAAAATCTTCGTCCTATTACGATGAGTATGTAGACGACACCGAGGCAACCGTTGGGAAACCTGGGATTGCGGAAAAATACTTTCCAAGGTTAAGCGGAAGGACTGGAGCCTTTTGGCAAGTCCACCAAAAAGCCATAGAACTTAGGCTTCCAAGTCATCAAGTTATTTTCCATGAAAAAATTTCTTTAGCTTTTCTTAGGGCATGTTTAGCGAGTAATGATCCTATCATTTATGGCACAACTAACTTAGGTGGATTGCCAGGTGGGCATGTAGTAGTGGCACAAAAAAACTTTGGCAATGAAGGCATAATAACCTACGATCCATTTGGTGATGCAAGAACTGAATACACCACACACGATGGCGAAGGTGTTGTCTATACGGAAAAATTTTTGAGTAAAAACTTTTCAGGGAGAATGATTTATGCAAAGAAAAAAGCCTAACATGAAAAAACGAAAAGAAGAAAACAAAGGTTTTGAAATTTCAAAAGATTTTATTGATTTACTCCCAGAAGAAAAACCTAATTGGAAGATTGCTTTCAAAGGATATTATGAACCTACTCCACAATTATTCCGAAAAATTGGTGATGGTTTAATGGGTGTTAGTTCAGCCGTTACAGGTTATGCGATTGTGGAAGAAAGCAAAATCTTGGCATTGAGTTTTCTTGCATTAGGTGTACTTGGAAAATTTTTATCTAATTTTTTTTGTGAGGTGAAATAGAATAATGACTATTGAACCAGAACCCATGTTTGGTGTAGAGTTGTCGGTGCATTTGCCTATTATTGGAATGATAGACTTCTACTGGGAACCACCACAGAAAAAAACTTATCTTGTATTAGATGACACAATAGGTATTTTGAAAGCTGGTTTTAGTAGCATCCAAGAAGCGGAATCTTGGTGTTTAGAACAAGGATATGCAATTTGATAAACAAACAATTTATTGTTTTTTGTTTGGTGGTATTGCCAAGCTGTTCTAGTGTTGTAGAGAGACAAACTCCTTCAACAGAAATTGCAAAAACAATAATAAAAGAAAGTGTCGATGGGAACCTAACAAAGTCGCACAGAAAAATTTTACTAGCAAGCTTAGAAGATTTAGATCGGCAAATTTTAGCACAATCAAAAGGCTATGATGAGCTAACAAAAAAATATGAAACATTGGAAAAAGACTATGACATCTTGCAGAAAAAATATGCAGAGAGCCAAAAGGATGCTGGTTGGAAAGAACTTTTGCTATGGGCTTTTTGGGGATTTATTGGAATTTTTATCCTTTGGAATGGTGCAAAATTTGTAGGAAAATTCTCTGGTTTAATTGCTTGATAAAATAAAAAAAAAGATTGACACTATTTATTTGCAGAGTATAAAAGGCTTATGCAAACAGAACAAATAATAGAATTTAAGCCAGATCGGGCTTTTTGGAATAGATGGAGAGATAGCAAGACAGAATTGCTGAGGGCAGGTTTCCGAGTTTTCAAACGTGGCGACGATTGGATTGGCACACAGCGCATCTGGATTGATGAGCCAGATCCAATTTTTTTGGGCAATCTCCCAGAGCTAACAGACACAAGCAATCTTCGAGAATACCAACTGCCATCGGTGCAAAGGTTAGTTTATGCAGTGCGAACCTATGGCGGTGGATTAGATCAATCGGACACTGGAACTGGGAAAACATATGTGGCGTTAGGTGTCGCAAAAAACTTAGGACTGCCTGTTTTTATTGTTTGTCCCGTGCCTGCTATTCCAAGTTGGAAAAGAGCAATAAAACTGACAGAGACAGAATGCCTGGGGATAGTCAACTATGAGCATCTAAGAACTAAAAAAAATAAATATGTCGATAGGGATAAAGAGGAAATCTTTTTGCATGATTGTTTGGTGATTTACGACGAAGCGCACAAAGTCAAAAACATTGACACGATCAATTCTGAAATTGCGTTACTATTCTACCAAAAAAAGTACAAAATGCTTTTCTTGTCTGCGACGTTAGCGGACAAACCACAACAGCTCGAAACCGTGGCTAGGTGTTCTGGTTTATTGGATAGGCAATCTTGGAATGGTTTTTTGTCTAGGATTGGTGTCTCGATTGTCCAGGGAACTTGGGGCATCGAATATGCTTACAGTCCAGACAGTTTTCGAAAACTTAACAAGATTTTGGTTGAGGAATGTAGAGCCACTAGAATCAGGAAAGCAGATTTGCCAGAGCAATTCAAGAAAGCTATCATTGAACCGATCCTAGTGGACTTTGGGAAAGAAGTTCAAAAAGCCTATTCTGAGTTATACGACAAAATTTTACACTACGAAAAGTTGGAAGACAAAGCCACTGGACTTGTAGAGACTTTGAGAGCCAGGCAAAAATGCGAACTAGCCAAAGTCGGTTGGTTTGTTTCAAGTGCTAGGGAATACATGGAAGAAGGTTTGTCTGTGATATGTTTTGTGAATTTCAGGGAAACTGGGCAGGCAATAGCAGAACAGTTGCAATGTGATTTTATTTTTGGAGATAGGACTCCAGAAGAAAGAGAAGGTATGCGCCAAAGATTCCAAAGGAATGAGAACCATTGTTTGGTGCTAACAAGTGCAACAGGTGGAGCGAGCATTGATTTGCACGACATAGCAGGAAGACAAAGAATTTCTCTTATTAGTCCTACATGGTCAGCACAAGAACTTTTGCAAATTTTTGGCAGGACAGATCGAGATGGAAGCTTGTCACCTAGCATTTGCAAAATTGTCTTTGCCGAAAGTACAATAGAAGAATCGGTTTATGAATCCGTCTTAGGAAAAGTTGAAAACATTTCTACATTGAACGATGGAGACATGCAAAGTTTTTCCTTGACAAAAGTCTAAAAAAATAAAAATAAATAACAAAGGAGTCAAGCAATATGCCTAAAATGGGAAAACCAGCAGCAAAGAAAAAACCTGTTATGCCAAAAAAATAACACAAGCAAGGTTTCCATGTTCCTACAAAAACATGGAATTTCAAAGGAAAAAAAATGACAACAACAACAAAAACAAACGAACTGGCAACAGTTCTCACGAGTAACAAAGAAAAGATTGAACTTCTGTTAGCAGGAAGTCCAGTCAATCCTAACCAATTTTTGGCGATTGCTTCCAGAGTGATTGGCGAAAACCTTATTGGATGCACACCCGAAAGCGTAAAAAAATCAGTGCTTTCGGTGGCGACACTAGGGCTTTCTCCAGACCCGACTTTAGGCAATGCGTACATCTTGCCGTATGACAGCAAAGCGGGAAAGATTGCGCAGCTTATCATTGGTTACAAGGGCTACATAGTACTTGCTAGGCGAGCTGGATATGAAGTTTTGCAATACGGAGCAATCCACGAAAACGACATATTTGAAGATGCGCCTGCAGGTGAGGCACCAAGGTATTCAAAAGCCAGAACTAACAGAGGATCATTGCAAGGTGCCTTTTGTGTAGTTAGGGCATTGAATACAAAAACAATCACCTACACAGTGCTTTGGGAAGAAGAGATTGCAAGAGCGAAAAAATCAAGCAAATCATCAAGCAGTGATTATTCGCCTTGGAAAACTTCTCCCGATGAAATGTATGTGAAAACTGCTCTTCGTTACCACCTAAGCAGATTGCCATTAGCGGACAAATGGAAAGAAATTATTGCAGGTGATGACGAACAAGAGTTTGAAAAACCTATAAATGATTCGCCTATCATTGCACAGCTGAAAGCAAAGCTTGAAGTGATTAGAGGTTCTGAATTTGAGGAAGCGGAAATCGAATCTTTACGCAGTGAGTTTGAGGAAAACAAGGAAAGAATCAGTGCTGAAGACTATACAAAAGCATTGGAACTTTTGAAGTAGAAGAAAAAATATGGCAAGCCTTGAAACATAGGCTTGTCAAAAGGATTAAACAAAATGGAAAAAAAATATGTTAGACGATACCAGACTTTATTTATTAAAGATCGGGCAATCTACGAAGAGATTAAAAACACATTGCCAGAAGGAATGAAGCTCGCACACTATATTGAAATCATTGTAAAACTAGGATTAGAAGAACATAAAAAAGTCAAAGCATGAATAAAGCAGACGGGAAATTTTTTGTGTTTGATAGCTTGAGCCATCAATACTTATGCAATGGCAATCCTATTCCTAGCGTAACAAAAATCATAGGAAGTAACAAAGCTTATGACACTGTTCCAAAGGAAGTCTTGGAGCAAGCAAAACTGGATGGAACGAAAAGACATTACGAAATTGAAATGCTTCTCAAACATGGGAAAGCTGTGTCGCCTTACGCAAAAAAAATTGATCAATACCTTTTTGGACAAATGAGAGATTATGAAATTGTTTGCTTCGAAGAACCATTATTTAGCGATAGTTTGTTTTTTGGTGGCACACCAGACTTGGTTATGCGAAAGAAAAACGAATGGGCGATATTAGATTGGAAAAGAAACATAGCAGGAAACAGACTTCATTACGAATTGCAGTTAGCTGGCTATGCAATCTTGACAGATAACAAAGCTAAGATTTGGAGATTGATTGTAGGAGACGAAGCCAAAAGAATGGACATTTACAATCCATTGGCAATTGGAATGTTTCGGACACTTTTGGGAGCCTACAACATAAGACAAAACCTAGAAAACTAGGAAAAATCTGGGGAAAAATCTGGGGAAATCCCTTGGGAAACCTAGGAAAAAAGTGAAAAAAAAAGAATAATAAATAAAAAAAAAGTTTGACACTTTTAGGGAAAAGTTGTCTAATGAATACAGGAGATAAAAAACATGGAAATAAACCACTCGGAGTACATCAAAAAAACCAAAAAAATGAGCGAACACTCATTGCGATATGTAATACAAGATTGCCAGGCTGCAATAAAAGCATATCCCGAAAATCCAAAATGCGGTTACTACATGGACGAGATCCACTACTGCGCCATGGAGCTGAGAACACGCAAAAAATAATCTAGCCTGAAGATGGGGAGGTGGTTCCTTCCCGAAACTCCGAGAGGAGTCGCTAGAAACCAAAAAGGAGATAAAAAAGATGAAACTTACGGAAATAAAAAACAGGATCAAAAACTCGGTGCTTTTTTATGAAGAGGATTTCTGCCACATTAGAAACCAGAGCCTGGAAGCAGCACTAAAACGAGCAGTCTGGAATCGTTTTGGAAATCAAAATAGAAAAAAATTCTACATTGATTGTGAGACGATGCAAATGTTAGAGAACGAATAGGAGATAAAAATGGAAACAATAGAAGACATTAAACCAGAAAACATTGCTTTTGTCTATGTAGGCAATAAAGAAGATTTGGAACGAGCAGTTTTTTTAGTCAAAAAACTCAAAGACTTGCGAACCAATGTAATCGAGTATTGGAGCAATCCAAAAAAACAGGCGCACGATGCCTGGAAATCCATTGTCGCAAAAGAGAAAGAAATGTTAGACAGGTTAGACGGAGTAATTCAAACACAAAATAACCTGATCACAACTTTTGTCCAGGAAGAAGAAAAACGAAAACAGGAATTGGAAAGACAAGCAAAAATCCAGGCAGAAAAAGAAGCAGAGATAGAACGAAAAAGACTTGAAAGCCTTGCCAAAAAAGAGGAAAAAAAAGGTAATCTTGAGCTAGCAGAAAGCCTGCGATTAGAAAAAGAATCGGTTTTTGCAATAACGCAGGCACCTATTGAGTCAGCGGTTGACACGACAAACGGTGTGCATTCGAGGCAGGAACTTAGCGCAGATGTAACAAATTTGGATGCCTTTGTGAAAGCTTTGGTTAGCCATGGATACTCTTTGCAAATGTTAGACGTCAAAAAAGCAGTTCTAAAATCTTGGGTCAAGTCCAATGGAATCAAAAACTTCCCAGGACTTAGCATAACAATCGAAAAAAAGGCGGTTATCAGATAACATGAATAAGATTTCAGGAACAATAAACAATCCCCAGGACTACTGGGGTTGGAAATACACGGCAAAAAAAAGATTTTTAGTCGGGAGAATAGTTGCAGTTGCAGATAAGATAGACTTAACTTTTGAGGAAGCTTTTGCAAAGGCAATGCGTCAAAAAGATTTGATATTAGAAAATGACAAGAGGAGAACCTAACATGCTTTCTATGATATTGTGCTGTCTATTGCTATTCGGTTTTATTCACCTAGTCGATTATGTAGATCGAAAACTAGACATTTGAAAAAAACAAAACCTTACGACTACAAGCGATTTGTGATTTCTGCAAGTCGCCTTATTTTTTTTAGATCACCTATCAGAAGAGCAGTCGCCAAACGGTGCTTTGTCTCCAAGGGACTTTATGTTTGCGAGCTATGCAAAAAACCTACTGACAAAATCCAAGTAGATCACATAAAACCTATCGGACTTTCGAAAGATTGGAATGAATTTTTTGAATTTTTATTTTGCTCCCTTGACGAACTCCAGGGAATTTGTAAATCTTGCCATGATAAAAAAACAACAAAAGACAAAAATGAAATGAGGAAGACACATGGAAAAAGAAAGACTTAGCTTTGACTTGGACACCTACAACGACACAGTCAAAAGAACTGTAGAACAACGATTAGGCTTTGAACACAATAGCACAGGCGGAAAACAAAAACAATGTGCATGCGGACAACGAAAAGGAAACGATTGCAAATTCTACTACAAACAAGAATCTGGAACTTACAAATGTTTTCATCAAAACAAATGTGGACTTCCTAGCCTTACGGGAAACTACCACGACTTAAACAAGCACCTGGGAATTGTTAGCAAGGAAGAAGTCAAAGAAGCAATTCCAGAAGAAAAGAAAATTCGAAAAACTAACACAGCGGAACCAGATTACATTTACAGGTATTCAGATGGAAACATTGCGTATGGTGTTAAGCGATACGAATGGAAGGATCAGGAAACTGGGAAAAAACAAAAATCTTTTAATCCTGCTTACAAAAACACAGAAGGCAATTGGGAAATAGTTAGAACCAAAGCGGAAAACTATGAGGAGCAGAAACAAACATTTGCTAAGATTCCAAAGGTACTATACAACTCGGACAAGATAGCAAAAGCAAAATACATCTGGATAGTGGAAGGAGAAAAGTGTGCGGACAGATTGCAAAAGGAATTTGATGGTTTTGTTTTGGATGAATACAACACAGGGACTTTCGCTTATCAGTTAGGTGATCATGCAGTAGTGACAAACATTCACGGTGCAGGAAAATGGAGGGAAGAGTACACTTTCCAAATAAAGGAATTGGCACCTAACGCAACACTGATCATTTTACCAGATAACGACGAAGCAGGAAAGCGACATGCAAGAGACATTTGGGAGAGCCTTGGAAAGCTTCCGAAAGTAATTATTCCAGGTGGACTGGAAACCAAACAGGATATATTCGACTGGTTAGAAATGGGATGTGACATTGCACAGCTTTGTTTTTATGCAGACGAAAACACAGAAGAAATGAATGCCATCCATGATTTTTTGCAAGATGACTATTGGGAAAAACCACAAAACAACAGCAATCCGAAAGAAGATAAGCTTTACGAACTGAATGAAGTTGGAAGTTGTGATAGGTTCTTGGATATGTTTGGCGACGATTTTATTTACGTCAAAAAAATTGGATGGTACTTTTGGAATAAAACACACTGGGAAGAGGACGAATCTGGTGCAAAAGTCAAACAAAGAATAATCGAAAGCTTGTATGCGTTACGTGCTTATGAGCTAACACTAGGCGAAGAACAAAGAGCGGACAAAATAAAAATAAGAAACTTTTACAATGTTAGCATGACAGAAAGAAAGATTACAGCTGTTATGAAGATTGCAGAAACCAATCCAAAGGTTCGACGGAATGCGAATGTTTTGAATAACAAGCCAGACTACTTGAATGTCGAAAATGGTGTGTTAGACTTACGATCTGGAATCATTTTGCCACATGACAAAAAGTATTATTTTACAAGAGTAATTCCAGTTGCCTATCCGAGGATTGGGAAGGGACTTCCGCTTAATGCACCAATCTGGAAAGACTTTTTAGCTACTACATTTTTGCAAAACCAGGAACTTATTGAATACATCCAGATCATGATGGGATACAGTCTAACGGGACTTACAAAAGAGCAGTGTGTATTTTTTATGACTGGAACTGGAAGGAATGGTAAATCCACCTTCATAAAAGTTTTGCAACAGTTATTAGGTGGCTATTACAAAAAGCTAAACACGGAAAGCCTTATGGATAGAAACAATGTGAGTCCTATCAATAACGACATAGCAAGATTGTATGATAGCAGATTGGTTGTTTGTTCTGAAGTCGAAGAGGGAAGAATGTGGAACCAGGCTCTCATGAAAGACTTATCAGGTGGAGATGAAATCTCAGCAAGGTTTATGCGTCAAGAGTATTTTGATTTTATGCCACAATTTAAGCTTTGGATTTATGGGAACTATAAACCCACATTAAAAGGATTAGACGAAGGAACTAAGCGAAGGTTTCGCATATTGCCTTTTGATGCAAAGATAGAACTTGAGAAAGTAAAAAAAGATCTGGACGAACAACTCAAAACGGAACTTCCGCAGATCCTTGCTTGGACGGTGGACGGTGCTGTGAAGTATTACAAACACAAGGAAAAGGGACTTGCAATCAAAATTCCTGAAGTTGTTAGCAAAGCCACTGAAGACTATTTTATTGACAACGATCCGCTTTTCGCATGGCTAGAAGATTATTTTGGAAACGAAGGTTCCCTCATGTTAGAACTCCCAGACAAGATAAGCAAAAAAGAATTGTATAAATCTTACAAAGAGCATGCGGAAGAAGTAGGGAACAAAGCGTTTGGCGACAAAGCATTCACGAGGAAAATGAAAGATCACGGGTTAGTTGACAAGGTAATATGGTTAGACGGGAAAAGCATTCGAGGCTTCTCAGGACTTAGTATTTTACGTGAAAAATTCCTAGCACGCCAGGAAAAAAATGTCGAAGATTTCGAATGAGAAAGCAGTCTATTTTTGAAGCCAATAAGCTTCACCTTTTTGAAAGACTTTCGGGTGAGGAGGAGAGTGATGACTCCTCCTTGCCAATTCTCAGTTTTTATTGTTTCAACTTTCTATCTCCATCCAAACACCACTTGCCCAAAACCTGGGCTTTTTTTTTGCCAATTTCCTTCCATCAAAAAGCTAGGCACGAATTTCTGTGCTGTGCCGTCTAATAGCTTGTTAGGTGTAATTCCTTACATTCTTACACTTTTTGCACTGCACCATGAACAAAAGTTATTTCTGTTCAGGAGATTCTGAACAAGTGCGGATTTTGTTCAGGAAAAATTCTCCAAAAAACTGTAATTTTGTAGGGTTTTGTAAGGTTTTTGTAAGGCAGTTTGAGCCAATAAAATCAAGGGTTTTAGGCAATTCCTTACATTCTTACAGTTTTTTTAAGGTTAATATATATTCCTTAAAAAGCATTTTCTTATACTAACATGTATTAGGTTTTTCTTGCTAGTAGAAGTAATAGGGAAAATGGCTTCCAAGTGTAAGGTCGTAAGGCAGGAAAAATCGTTCAAAGATTGAACACAAAAAGGCGTAAAAAAAAGAAAAAAAATGGAAAAAAAAGAATAAAAAAGATTGACAGAATCTTAGGAGAAATGTCTAATCTATACAGGAGAACGAAAGACATGAAACTCAAAAACAAAACAACAATCAAATTCAGCGCAGACCAAAGAGCGCAAATTCTCAGGGACTTGGAACTTAGGAATTTCTTTTTTGCATATACCCAACATGTGCTTAGTTTGGATGGGCATGCAGTTTTGGCGCAATGCAAAAAGAAAACTTGGGTACTTTATGATGTCTAAGCTAGCCTGATGATGGGGAGGTGGTCACTCCCCGAAACCCTTCGGGGTCGCTAGAAACCAAATAGGAGATAAAAAAAATGAAACTTTCTGAAATAAAAAATTTGATTTTAATATGTGACAACAGGCTGAGTGACGTTATAGAGCTAATGAATCAGGATGACTACGAAAAATTTTTGGACGAGTCGAACGAGGAATGGAAATCAGATTTTGATGGCAATGAATATAAGTATGAATATGAATATGACTTTGACTGTCCTACATTGCGAGAAGCATTTGGAAGAGGCTATAGCATAAGATCACTGCTGGAATTATACTTGATACAACAAACTAGGAAATAAAACCATGAACATAAGTCCGTATGACGAACCAACCCTTTACGATGAATTGTTTATATCGTTCTGGTATGAGAACCAAGATTTGGAAGAAAACGAGATTCGCAGAATGGTAGAAGAGGAAATAAAACTTATTGAGGAATGCGATACGGCTGCACTAGCTTACGAGATGCAATATGAACAAGACAACTACATTTACTACGATTGATACAGCGGAGCTTACTTTTAAGGAAGTTTTCCATTTGTACTACTATGAAGTAAAGCCAGCTTGCATTGACACAGTGCAAGTGTGGCTGAGAAAAAATAAAATTCCAAGGATAAGGAAAGGTGTGTTCTCAAAGGAACTTGTCACCAAACTAATAGAAAGCGAAAAAAACAAGCGAAAAACAAAAGATGAAATAATTCAAGAATTGACAAAAGAAATTGAAAGACTCAAAAAACAAATAGGAGATAGGAAAAAAATATGAACTACCAGGAAGAAAAACACTTTAGAGACATCGGTACAACAGATGCACTTTATTGCATAGCAGTCGGTCACAATTATTATTTCTGGGCAGATAAGGATGCCAGGTTTAGATTTTATGAGCTATGCAAACAGTACTGGTCTAGGGACTGGAAACAAATACTAAAGGCAATTAGGCGAATTAAAAAGGAATGCAGTGGGGAATAATATGTGAATTTTTTGGATTTGTTTTCTGGCATTGGTGGTTTTAGGTTAGGTGCAGAATGGGCAGGCGTAAAGTTTGAGCATGAATTTCACAGTGACATAGAACCTTTTGCCAATAAAGTTTATGCAAAACATTTTCCACAATCAATCCAGTTAGGAGATGTGCAACAAATCGATGGAACAAAACTTAAAGAACAATATGGAAAGGAATGGATTATCACAGGCGGATTTCCTTGCCAAGACATTTCCGTTGCTGGAAAGGGATTTGGAATTTCTGGAGAAAGGTCCAGTCTTTGGTTTGAAATGCAAAGAATTCTTGGCGAGCTACGACCACGTTATGCGATCATGGAAAATGTCCCAGCTCTCACTTTTCGAGGACTCGACAGAGTTCTTGGATCGCTTGCCGACATCCGGTATGATGCGGAATGGACGACTGTATCGGCTCGAGACGTTGGAGCTTCCCACTTACGAAAACGAATTTGGATCATTGCCTACACCCAGGAACAACAAAGTGAAATGCGTGACTCCGAACCTAGCAAACCGGAACAAATGCAATTTGGAAGAATCAACTGCAAAAATGAATTTTCCGACACCAACCAAAAACGACAAGAATGGAATCACGAATCTAAGAACAGACAACAACTTAGCGAAAGGCGGAATGCACGGAGTGAGCTTGCCACATTTGATTCACAAGATGAACTTTCCAACACCGACAAAATCAGATTCGGAAGGCGGTCTTCACAAGAACGGAGAAGCCGGGAAAGTTCGTTCAACGGGAGCAAAGACTGGTCAATCTCTGAAATGGTTCAAGCCTATAACGGACACTTACAATGGCAAAGGACATTTGAACCCGAATTTGTGCGAGTGGTTGATGGGATACCCAATCAACTGGACCGCATTGGAGCCTGTGGAAATTCCATTGTGCCACAGATAGCAGAAATAATTTTTAGATTGATTAAAGGAGAATAACAGACATGACACGAGAAGACTACTTACAACACAAATTGGAAGCCTTGCAAGATGTCTTGATTAAAATACACAAAAATGAAGACTTAACAAAGGAAGACTCCATTGCGTTATACGAGGCTTTGAAAGATGGACTTAAACGAACTGAAGAAACTTAACGAAGACAACGAGCATTTTCCATTCTGTTTTGCAATCTCCAAAGACAAGACGGAAATCCTCTTCACCTATCACAACCAAGTCCAAGGAATTTTGCCTGAAGAAATTGCAAAAAAAATTATTCTTTTGCTAGATTCCTACTTGACATAGCAAAAAAACCTATCTAAGTTCAAGCCATGAACATGTCCTGGGCTTTGGTTATTATTTGCACAGAGATTCTAATTGTTATTATTCTCCTAGAACATCTTAGAGCGAAACGGAACCCAATCGAACAAAAGCCTGCAACAGAAATAGACTACATTTTAGAGCGCATCAAAACCTTGGAAGATCAACTTTCTAGTGTTAGGATAAGCCAAGGCATAATCAAAAAAAGGGAAGTGAATTTATGAGTAAGGATTCCCACAAAATTCTAAACAAACCTTTTCGCCTTCCAAGTGGATCAAAAAAGAAATTTGGAGTCTATGTAAAAAGCAAATCGGGAAACATAATCAAAGTGACATTTGGTGATCCTAACATGGAAATCCGAAGAGACAATCCTAACGCCAAAAAGAATTTTAGATCAAGGCATGGATGCGGAACAGACAGAGCAGACGACAAAACAAAAGCAGCGTACTGGTCTTGCAAGATGTGGTCAGACAAACCAGTGAGCCAAGTAACAAAAGGAAAATGAGCTTGGAACAAACAATCAAAATTCCTATTGCACAAATCAAACCAAACCCATCTAACCCACGTATTATTAAAGATGAAAAATATAAAAAACTAGTGCAGTCAATACAAGACTTTCCAGAAATGTTAGAGCTTCGTCCTATCGTGGTCAATGACGACATGATTGTACTAGGTGGAAATATGAGACTCAAAGCTTGCAAAGAGGCAGGCATAAAAGAAATTCCTATTCTAAAAACCAGTCAACTAACAGAAGAACAAGAAAGAGAATTCATCATTAAAGATAACTTAGGTTATGGCGAATGGGATTGGGCAATGTTAGGCGCAGAATGGGACATGGAACAGCTGGATGACTGGGGATTGGATTTGCCTGAATTCAAAACAGAACTTGTAGCTGAAGAAGACGACTTCGAGATACCAGAAGAAATCAAGACCGACATTGTGTTCGGCGACTTGTTTGAGATTGGGCCGCACCGTTTGCTTTGTGGTGACTCGACAATGATTGACAACGTCGAGAAGCTAATGAATGGAGAGAAGGCGGATATGGTGTTTACTGATCCGCCTTATGGTGATAATCATGCTGGAATGACTTGGAAAAATAAAAAAGTAATAAAAACTGAAAAAATAAAAAATGATATTAATATCGATTTTTTAGAAGATGTTTTTAATAACGCAATTATTTTTCTAAAAGAAAATTTTTCAGCTATCATTTTTTTCAAATGGAATCATTGGGAAAAAATAAAACAATATACAAAATCATTTGGTGAACCAAAAACCTGTATTGTTTGGGACAGAAATGAAATAGCCGCCGCTAATTTTAGATTTAATCCTTGCCATGAATTCGCTTTTTATTTTGGAACACAAAGAGATAAAAAAACAAAAAGTAATTTAAGAAATGTTTGGAGAGCAAAAAAAGAATATGAATCAAAAAAACTACATCCAACAGTGAAACCACAAGAAATAATAATACCTGCGTTAGAAGTATGCACAGAAAAATACGAAATTATTTTAGACCTATTTCTCGGCTCAGGTTCAACAATGGTAGCATCCCACCAACTGAAACGCAAATGCTATGGTATGGAATTAGATCCTAAGTACTGTCAGGTGATTGTGGACAGAATGATCAAGCTTGATCCTACTTTAGAAATAAAACGAAACGGAAAAATTTATGAACAAAAATCAGTCGAGAAGCAGTCATGCCAATAAAACCTTCAGACAATCCTAAACCATTTGTAAAAGGACAATCGGGAAATCCAAACGGAAGACCAAAAGGACTTCGCAATCGTTCCACTGTTATACGAGAATTTTTTGAAGCTTCAATGAAAGGAAAAAATCCTATCACTGGCAAAGATGAAGAGCTAACCGTTGAACAGAGAGTAATCCTTTCCATGCTGAACCAAGCGATAAACAAAGGAAACACACAAGCAGTCAATTTTCTTTACGACAGCTTGTATGGCAAAATCCAAGACAAATTAGACGTGACATCTGATCAAGAAACTTTGAGTAACATAAGCAAAGAGGAGCTAACACTTGCCATCCGCAACCTTAGAAAGCTACAAGACAAACCTTGAACTTGATAGAACTTTAGTAGTCACAGCTTGGAAGTTAGGTTGTCTTGAATACAAACTAAAAGATCACCAACTAGACTTGTATGAACAAATCAAATCTGGTGCTAACAAAAAACATGTGGTAAACTGTTCCAGAAGATTTGGAAAGTCTTTTATCCTTTGTCTTATTGCCATTGAACATGCGTTACAAAACAACAGATCACACATCCGCTTTGCTGCACCTACTCAAAAGCAATTAAAAGAAATCATCCAACCTATTATGGCAAAGATATTAGACGACTGTCCTAGGGAACTCATGCCCACCTTCCGTGTCCAGGACAACAAATACATTTTCAATAATGGATCTGAAATTCACATTGCAGGATGCGACAATGGCAATGCGGAAAACCTTAGAGGACACGAATCAGATTTGAACCTAATCGACGAAGCAGGATTCATTGACGATTTGGAATATGTTCTTAAAGATATTTTAATGCCACAAACACTAACAACAGGTGGGCGGACAATCGTATCAAGCACACCACCAAGAACTCCAGCGCATTATTTTGAAAGGCTTTGCAGAGAAGCACAAGCAAACAACTATTATTCTCTTTTCACTGTTTACGATAATACGAGCATAGATGCGGAAGTCATAGACATCTATTGC